CACCCATCTTATTGCCTGGTTTAAATAAATGCTCTCTGCTCTTTTCCATATTCGTTTTTGATACGATATTTAATCGTTTCTATATATTATAACACTCTACCACCATATTGTATTTATCGTTGAAGCATGCCATGTTTCTGCTCTATTACGGATACATCCTGCTACTTCATCCCAAAGTGGTTTAGGTCCTTCCCAGTTCGCATCTAATATCTCTATGTAATCTTTTAAATCCCTTTGCTTTGGGTATGGTAGTTCATCTAAAGTGAGGTTCTTCCTTTCTGCTTTGTGTATAAAATAAAAGTATCTAAACTGTCCACCCACTACTCTATAAAGGGGTTTACCAAATATGCTCTCTAATGTTTCTCTCTTTGTGTTAGGTATCTTATCGTTATACATTAGTGTTAGGTTGTGTATCATCTCTCCTTCTTTTGTTACCCACATTCCTCCTACCTTATTGTATCCCGTATATATCCAATTGCTCGCTTGATATTGTGTACCTACATGTCCTGCTGCTCCGTTTGCGAATGTAATTAACCATTTTATATCAGGTTGATTATCTCTTATCCATTGGAACATTAAACCCATTGCTTTACTTCCTGTATTTGGTGGTACTTCATTTGCTGTCCACATCTTAACTAACTCTAACCACTCTCCTTCCTTTGTTCCCTTAACTTTCTTTTGTGTTTCTTTTGGATTAACTCCCCAACCTAATTGTATAACACCTTTAATATCTCCATCAATATAAATCCCCAAACTATATTTCGGTGGTTTAGATATCTTATGTGTCCAATAGTTCCTTACGATTAATTCGTTTGCTATCTTTAATGGTATCTCTCTTAACTCCATTAACGGAAAGGATTTACTTTGGTGTTTCTTATGTGTTGCTTAATCTTGCGTACATTTAAGAACGAAGTAGATTTGCTTATACCAATCTCTTTAGATAGTTTGTCCAACGTCATCTCATCGTTAAAGAGATATAACTCTGCTAACCTTGCTGAACCCCACATCTTTGTTTTTTGTAATTGTTGTATCTCATCTACTACTTCATCGTAGGTAGCTTGTATCTTCATATCTAAATCTATATCATACTCCTCATCAACGGTATCCCAATCATCTGATATCTTTTCAGTTTTAGATGCTTTCTTAATTAGGTTTATCCAACGTGTACGCAAATAAGAATGCAGATACATCATATTGAATTCGTTCTTACCATACCATATATTTTGATTACCCCTCTCCGCAATATATAAATAAAGTTCAGAAACTAAATCATCTGATACATCTGCATTCTTCGTTATGTTGTATGCTGCTTTAAGCAACCAGGTGTGTTTAGTTTTACATAGTATATCTAATCTCCTGTTGTTCTCTTTTAATATTTGCTCTAAAGTTAATTTACTTTCGTGCATTTACAAAGTTTCTAATATCTTCTACACACTTTCCCCATAGAGGACCGGCACTCCCACAACTGCATGGTCGTGGTTCACCCTTACCTCTAATTCGTGTACATCTTTCCCAAAAGATATTAAGTTTATCTTCAGGTAGATAAGCACCTACTGATTCTAAATCAGCTGCCATTGATTCAAACTCAACCTGATTGAATGGTGAGTAATCTTTAACTTCTTCCATATTAATATAATTTTATTTTATCACACCATCCATTGTAGTTAGGGTTTGTTAATCGGTTTAACCATTGTTTCCTTTCACAACAACCACAACTATCTTTCTTAAACACTTTCTTTGATATCCAAAGTGCAATAGCTTCTCCCTTTCCTAATGTGAATATCTCTATCAGAAACTCTAACCAACTTCCTAATTTGATTGAGTATTTAAAACGATACCATTTAATCTTAAGGTGAGTAAACGCCTGATGTTTAGTTACTCCCATAAAAGAAGTTGCTCCATCATTCTTACTCATACCTAATATGTTTTTCTTATTTTGTTTTGTTTGCATGAAAATGAATTATGTTTTGTCTACGAGTAACAATTTCCAAATTAGAAACGTTGTTATTGTGTTTGTTTAAATCTTTATGGTTCACCTCTAACCCATCAGGTATAGGTCCAATAAAAGATTCAACAACTAACCTGTGAACCCTTCTCCATAATCTTTGTTTACTGCTACCAACACCTTTAAACAATCCAGCATATAAATATCCTGATGGATGTGTACGTGGTTTCAATAATCTTAACTTACCTTCGTGGTTGTATCTCTTTGAGTATTTAGTACTATAAATTGTACCATCGGGTGAGATATAATAATCATCAAACCCATCTATTAGTTTTAAGTTATCCATTAGTTTGATTTTGGTAATTTAATTGCTTTACCTTCTTTGGTAACTTTGTATCTATCAGCAAATGCTTCCTCAATAACTCTATTCATATCTGAGCTTAACTTATTCTTACTTTCATTTTGTAAGTAACTTTCCAATTGAGCTGGAGATAGTTTATTTAAATCAATAGCATTTGGAGTGTTATCAAATACATAATCAATCGGGTCTTCCAATGATTTAACTTTGTTATTAACCATATCCAACTTAGTGCAATCTCTACAAAAAGCTGATAATGCTTTCCATTGATTGAAAGTGATTTGTTTCATTTCTTCACATTGTGTTATAATGTTACTGATTAGGTAATCCCTATTACTATCTTCTACTTCAAACTTTGGTAAGAAGTTTTTACATTTAGAGATTAACCCTTTTAATTCCTGTGATGATAATTCATCAAACTGAATGAGTAATTCCTTTTGGTAATCCTCATTGCTTTTGTACTGTGCCATATTATATAATTTAATTGTTTAACAAAGATACGAATAAAAACTGAAACTACCAAACTTCTTAATAATTATTTAAAATCTTTTTTATATCAGCAAAAGATTTCTCAATATCAATATCAGCAATACCCTGGGAAGCAGTATCCTGGGAACTGTTAATCTTTTTATTTAAAATATTACCTGGGTTACAATCTTCTTTAATGGATATGTTTTGGATGGGTGTAAAACCTATGGGTGTAAAACCTACTGGTGTAATATTGATGGTGTGTTTCCAATTATTAAACTTACCATTTGAAGGTAATCTTTTTGAAATAATAAAACCTTTTTTCTTTAAACCTTTCCATGCAGTATCTAATTGTGTAACACCAAACCCATATAGTTTGTGCAGTATTTCCTTTCGTATTACAAATGTTTTAGGTAACCCATATAGTATAACTAATAAAGATTTTTCAGTAGGAGTTAAGTTAATACACCTCATTAACTCATTAGATATTTGTGTAAAGTTTCCTTTCATTTAACAAAGATACGAAGAATATCTAAAACTACCAAATAAAATAGGGTTTATTTTACCTAATATGCAACTCATTGATTATCAACTAGTTGCACAAATGTGGATAAAATGTGGAAAAAAGTACCTAAATAATTAGGAATATTGAGTAGTTTTACCTATCTTTACATATATCAAACAATTAAAAGGGTGGTTACCTACAACTAACAAACGTTATGGAAAAATTAACACAAAAACAAATTAAACGAATGAACTCTTACATTGAGTTTTTAGATGAGTATTCACCAATGTATTTTGATGGTGCTTTTAACGAAGGTATGATTTCAGTAATGAGAGGATGGGTAAGACGTGGTGAATGGTTGCCCGAAAATAACGAAAGGTTAAATGGTATTGAGAAGAAGTATCAACAATTTTTAATAAACAAAAGAGAAGGTAAAATAAAATAATATAAAATATGAAAACGTTACAAGCAACAACAATAAAAGTGGTTAGAATACCACACATCCAAATGTATATCAAACATCAGATTTGGTTAGCTATTCAAAAGAAGTGTGAAATAAAAGAGAAGTATGAGAATGGTGAGTACGAAACTGATTCAAAGTTCTTTACTGCAATCAATATCCAAAATGGTATTATAATAGGATTAAAGAGTTTAGGTACTGATTTGGGTAGGGCTTATAGTGGTGTTGAGGTAGAGTATGAAAACCCTACTAAAGTGTACCCAAAACATAGTCCATTGATAATCAATGAGTTAGATTATGAGAATATGCAACCTGCTGATAATCAATCAGTTACAAAATAGTTTATTGAGTATCAATCAGTTACACATTATAAATAAAAATATATCAAAAATAGTTACCAAATAATTAGGAATTATGAGTAGTTTCACCTATCTTTGGGTATATAAAGGTTGAGGGTATTCTTCAACCATAAATAAAAAAACAAACAATTATGACGAACGTAGAAAAACAATTAGTAGAGTGGTTAAACGTAAATTTAAGAAAAACCGAAAACATCTTATCTGAATTAGATAGTAAGAAACCAAGTACATTAACCAATGAGGATATGGAGCAATGGGCTAATATCTCTTTTAGAAAAATGTGGATATTATCACAAATAGATTCAATCATTCAAAAATAAACAATAAACAATAACAAAAAAAAACAACGTTATGAGTAAGAAAAGAAAAGGTAGTACTACTACCAAAAACACAAAAAAGAATGTGTACAAAGTTAAGAGTGATTATGTACCAATGATGAACAAATTGGAATCAATTTGTAAAGAGGGTTTAACCGATGAGGATTTTGCGGTACTCCAAACAAAAGTATTAACTCAATCAAATGATAAGATATTTGAATTCATTATTGAAATGTTACAAAGTGGTGTGTTTTCACAATTCATAGATGATACCAGAAGTTCTTTATCAAAAGAGTATCCTATCTTCAAAGAGAAAATTATGGAGAGAGAGATATTTGTAGTTACAATGTTCCTTACAAAATCCCTAATGGATAAAGATACTAAAACTATCAACGAATGGAGTGAGTGTTTCAAAAGAAACCCATTGGAGATGGTAATGAAAACCTTAAAATTTGTAGAGTATGTACGAAAGGATTCGGATTTAACTGAATCACTTAAGAAAATGGATAAGGTAGTGGATTGGAATTCATAGTAAGTAGGGGTAAAAAAGGGGTAGAAATACCCCTAATTTCCCCTATCTTTTGGTTATAGGGGTATCCATCCAAAGAACCCCCACCCCTCCTTAAATCGGTTAAAAAGGGGTATATATGTAAAGTGCTGATAATCAATGAGTTATGAAAATGTGGATAAAATGTGTAAAATAGTTTATCAATTATTTGGAAATATGAGTAGTTTATCGTATCTTTATGGTATTAAGGGTTGGGAGTATTTCTCAACTCAAACAAAAAAACAACAAAAACGTTATGAGTAAATCAACGAAAAGTGTTACACCTTTCACTATCAAAAAAGGTACATTTGATTTAAACGAATACAACAAATCGTATTCAAATTCCCCATTGTATTCTTACATAGATGAGGAATTAAAAGAATTACGTTCACAACTATCAATAAAAAATGATGTTGTTGGGTATGTAATGGATGATATGTATGATACTTCGGATATCCGTAATATGGATGTAGTAGAAACATATTACATTGTTGGTGAGAAAGATGATTTCAATGTATGTGATATCAGAAAACCATTCTTAGGTAGAGTGATTACTGGTGTTTTAGTTCATAATTTCAATGAGTATCTATCAGAAACACTTTACAATTTAGGTAATGAGAAACACCAAAAGTTATGTGATTCATTAAATATCGTTTACGAAGGTGTTGAGAGGGGTAACATACACAAATGTTATAGGTTAGTAGATACCTTATATTGGGAATACAATGAGGATGAATCATTAGAATCTCATGCGGATGTTAGAAGTAAACTTATTGATGGATGGAGAGAAAGTACTTACTACAAAGATTGGTTAGAGTATGTGTACACTAAGGTAAAACAAAAGTTTGATATCACAAAAGAGTTTGCGGAAGGGTTATTATTAGGTGATTACCTAACACACAAAAAGAAAGTGTTTGAGGGTACATTTAGTAGAGATTACGAATCCCTTTTAGAGAGATACCTTAGAGATAAGAAAGAGATAACTGATTTAGAAACCTATCTAAATACACTTTAATAAAACATTAGGGGAGTTGAAATACACTCCCCTTATTAAAACAAACAATATGAATAAGAATACACAATATAGAGATTACCTAATAGAGAATATTAGATGGAATAGAGTTGCATTAAATGAATTAAACGAAGGTGATTGGGAAGAATTGGGATATGGTAGTGAGGAAGATATGGATGTTTGGATTACTAAATATAGTAATGTAGTTCGTACTTTAGAGGATTCGTTAGATACCTTTGATAAAATCTTTGGTATAGATGATACGGATGATAGGTTATCATTCGCTAACGTAGAAGATGCATACGATTACTATTGGGACCAAAGTAGAAACCCAAATGGTAATTGGGAAACTGAAAAAGCCCTTGAAGAAGGTGAGTTAATATTTTGTGTTAAACAGGGATTCCAATTAGATAAATGGATTGAATGTAGAAACCGAAAAAATAAATAAGTTATGGAAGATAGAATAAAAGAATTAGAAGAAAGGATTGTATCCGTTGAACGTAGGTTTCAATCACTATGGAATACGTTAAGTGATGAGGCCCACAAAGAGATAGAAGGTGAGACCCGTAGGATGATTGAGAGTGACCCTAACTCATTTGTATATACACTTAAGTTTGTAATTGAAACGGATAAAGGTAACAAAGTGTTTCCTCCATTTGTGATTAAAGCGTGGAGTGAGAAGCAGGCGTACTACTTAGGGTTTCAGGATATCATATACCCCGCGTGTAAGAAGGCGCAGGATGAAGGTAAGATAAGATACTTCAAAACATTATCAAAGGAAGTAGATGATGTTAGGTTGAATAAAAATAGTTAAGTGTTGGGGAGAGGTTTGTTTTGTTAATAGGTTTGTTAATAGAATCTCCCCTCACTTTAATAAGTAATTGTTTACTCACAATAATTAGGGTTTCGTCATTGTTCCCTAATGTTCCCCCGGTCTTTTCCACCGGGGGTTTTTTATAATAAAAAATCCCACCGAAGTGGGATTATGTTGAGTACTATATGGAAAATATAAATGGCAATTTAGATAATAGAATATAGCGTACTCAACAGGTTATATATATAGGGTATATATGATTTATGATTTAATTGGTACACAATTTGGAACTTCTCTACCGTCCAAAATCTTTGTACCAATAGCTTCGTATCCCGGCCAACATGCTCCTTCTAACCCTTCTAACAAATATATACCTGATAACTTATCAGCTACTCTTTGTTCTTTGGTTTTACTCATTGTACCTTTTTGGTAGGTATTAATACAAATAGCAACTGCTTGCTCATTAGTATCGTATTCAGTTCCTATCTCATGCATGCATCTTCCCACATAATCATTTTGTGTTTCACCACCGCTCGGTTTTGGTATTGGCATATTAATTTGGTTTTATCAGATATTTTTCGTACCTTTGCTCTATGATATATAACAACTGTTAATTCGTTTGTTATTATTATATAAACTATAAGTTACATGCCACGCAAAAAGAATCCTAGCAACAACTACTTCCACGAAGGGATTGAATCTGCAATCCACCAATATAATATTGCGGAAACTGAAAGTGAGAAGAATAAGTTGTTTACTATAATATACCCAGCTCTATTTAAAATAGCAGAGGTGTATTATAATAAAATTAAACCTGAATACATAGATGGTGAACCATTAGATATTCAATACGATTGTGTTGGGTACTTAAGTGAAAGGTTATACCGAATCAAAGAAGGTAAGGGTAAAGCATTTTCTTATATGACAATATGTGCTAAAAACTATTATATCTTTCATAATATGAAAGGATATAGTAGTACAAAGAAAACTCTTAAGTTAGATGTACTAAATGAGAATTGGGATATCGCTGATGTAGATAATGGTAGAGTAGAAGAAATGGAAGATAAAGCAAACTTATTAAATGCATTTGCTGATTATTTAGAAACTAATAAAGAGAAATTAACTACTGCAGCTGCTAGAAAGTTTGTACCTGTTCTTAATGAAGTTATTAAATTAATGAGGAATATAGATTCTATTGAAAGTTTTAATCGTAGAGATTTGATGAATAACTTAACGGTAATAGATGGTAAATCAATTGATAGACATTACATCACTAAAGTATTTAATAGAATTAGTTCTCACTATGATACTTTTAAAAAGGAATGGGATAAAACAGGAGTTGGTATTCCATATTTAAATAAGGAACAATTAACGAAAGAAGAAATACAATTTTGTATTGAAAACTATTCTCCTTTAACTAATAGAAGATTTAGTGTAGCTGGTTTCGCTAGAATATTTGGTGTTGATGAATACACCGTAAGAAAACAATTAGCTGAGGTTGGGTTATGTAAAGTTTAACCTATACGATACGCCTTACCTTTCCAACTAAAGCGTGTTACGGTATTGGTATCTAATGTTCTCCAATCTCCTCTAGGATAATCACCCTGTAAGTTCCACATACCTTCTGCAGCTTTTGTATCACTACCTCCAGCATTACCACCTACATACGCAGCACTATCCCAATACATAGAGTATCTTCTATTGTTACCTTCGTTTGTTCTCCACCATATATACATAGGTTCATCTGATGATGTTTCACCTAACCATATTTCAAATTGATTAAGTGATACTTCGTTTATAGCAAACTTAAGAATGTTTTTATGTACTATATTATTATTCATTTAGTAATCCTAATTGTCTAAGTTTATTTCTACTCCAACCTAATGCTGCTTTTCCACCCCATGCATCATACATAAGTTTACCACAACCATCTCCATATGATTTAGATGATACTAAATCACCTTCATGTCTACTTAAAAATGAATACATTCTTTGGATTGTATCTACTGAAATAGGTTCTCCGTTAGCTAATTGATTTGCTCTTTGTTTACCAACAGGAGTTCCACAACTACCCCAACCATTCTTATCTGCATACTCTAATGCTCTCTTTGCATTTCCTTTCACACCATCAGGGTAATCAGAATAAGATTCAAATTGTTGTAATTTTTTATGTACTAAATTATGATTCATATTATAATGTTGCGTACATTATTTAAGAGTTAATCTATAAAGTGTTTGTCCTAACAATTGTGCAATCTCATCTAATTGGTTTTGAATCCAACTATCTTGCGGTGCTGATGTTCTTTCAGTTTGTAACCAACTATAACAATTTTTATAATATGTAATTGTATCTTCAGTTGATGTCCAATCTGCTAAATCATGTACATCGTATCCTTTTAATCTACCATATATGCCGGCATAACTTTCACTTAATTCATCTAATAAATCTACAATTTCATCATAAAATTTTTCTAAAGCTTCATGCTCTCCTAATTCAGTTGTTTGTTGATGCCATACAATTGCTTGTTGTTTAGCTGAATTAAAATATGATACGATTTCTACTATGCTTGCCATATATTATTTTTTTGTTCCCACTAATGCAGGATGTGTGTAATCTTTTTTATTTTTCTTTTTATCATCAGGTCCTTCACCTGCATATGTACTATTAACTGAAGGTTGTTCTAACTTAACATCATCTATTAAAAGTGAATGTATTGTAGCTAATAATTGTTTAGCTTCTTCATCAGTTAAATCACTAATTTCTTTTTTAAGATAAGCAGGTTCTTTTGAGTTCTTAACTAACTGATGGGAAAATATGCCTTCAATTGAGAATCCCGATAAGATTCCTGTTTTTACATAATCATTCCACACCTTCTCATTCTTAACGTGCATCGTACCCGCCCAAGTTCCTTTAGGTAATGATAAACCATACACTGCTGATTTATCTCTTTTAGTATCTTCTACTATCCATGATTCAACTAATGTGATATCATCAACAGTTCTTTCATGCTCAATAGTTACTGCATCAGTATATTTTTTTTCCAAATAAATTTCTGATAATCTTTTGATTGTTTCTGGTTTTATAAACACATGATAAGGGTTACCCTCACCGTCCAACCTCAGGATATTTTTATTTGGTATAAGGATTGCACCTAATACTAATCTCTTTTCATCATCTAATTTAGCTAACTGAACTTTCTCCTTACCAAAGTAAATCCAATTACTTTCAATAGCGGGTTCAGTAACCATTGATATTGCATAGATAAAATCATTTTCATCTTCTATCGTTAGCTCATATAGTAAATCTTCTTTCATAATACTTTAACAATTTAGTTAGGTTATTTAGTTATATATATGTATATATTAGTACCCACCAAAGGTAGCAGAGTTTGATGTTCTTCTATCAAGCGCCTGTTGTGAACTTATATCTCCTGAAACTACATACGCCTTAACGGGTTTTCCTGATGTTTGAGCAAGTGTTGATGCAATTTGTGCACCTGGTGTTGCAGATTGTGTTCCCTGTATTATCGGTGCAGCAGCTCCTGCTACTGATGGTGCGGTTGGTGGTGTCATAGCATTGTTTGGTAAACTTGCTCCTCCTCCACTAACTGATGTTGCGTTATCACTACTATTAATTTGTTGTATTGATTTTGCTGCACTAGCTATTGTTGATGCAACACCTAATGCTGCCGATATTGTATTAATTGTTACCCAAGGTTGTCCTAATGTTAAAGGAAACGCAGCGGCTGCTTTTGCATTTGCAATTGCAGTATTTGCAATAATAGAACCAATAGCTGCAGCTTGTTGTACGATAACACCTGCGATTGCTAACTTCTTATTCTTACCTGCAATTTGTTGCATCAATGAACCAAACTGTCCAACTAAATCAATTTGTGCTAATAGTATTTCTGCTTTCGCATCTCTTTCAGCTTCATCAATTGCTTTTCTTTGTTGAGCAGCTTGTTGAGAAATTTGAGTTCTTTGATTTTCAGTAAGTTCCTGATTAGATAATAATACTTGCTCTTGCGCAGTTATTAAATCTTTCTTTTGTTGGAACGTATTATTATCAAAATCTATTTTGTTTTGTAAACCTAATAAATCATCTTCTCTATCTTTCTCTCCTTTTGCTTTCTTATCATCTTCTGCTTTCTTATCTTCATCTGCTTTCTTCTTCTTAGCATCCTCAACTGCTTTAGCAGCCTCATCATCGTATTTCTTATTAATTGCTGCAACCTCTATTCTACCCTGTTCTAATACGGATGTTTTATCAGTTATACCAGCTTTATCTAATGCTAATAATCTTTCATTTTGTTTGATACCAGCGTTGTATATATCCTGGTCTCTTTGAGATAAGGTAGCTATATATGCATCAACTAATACTTTGTTTCCAGCATCTGCTATCTTTTTAGCTTCTTCATCTTTCTTCTTTTTCTCCTCTGCTGCTTTATCTAATTTCTCCTGATGTGCTTTTTGTCTTGCTAACGCTGCTGCTTTATTCTTCTCATCAATTGCTTTATATACATCAGCTACACGTTTTGCTTCCTCTAAATCTTTTTCAGCTTGTTCATAGAATGCTTTTTGTGCATCTTTTGCTGATTGATTAAATCCATCTATTGATTTTTTAGTAAATCCTAATTTAGTTGCAACCCATTCAGCAGCATCTGCTACCTTATTAATTACCTTTGCAAAGAATTCAAATGTAGGAATTGCTACTGCAGAAACCATTGTTAATAATGGTGCTAATAGTTTAGAGAATGCATCAGTTACTTTATTTAATGTAGCCTGTCCTTGCTCACTCTTACCTAATGCATCCTTCATTGCGATAATTGCACCAATGATAAGTGTTATACCACCTGTTGCAATTGCCAATCTTACACCAAATGTATCAACTGCACCTTTTGCAGTTTGAAAACCTTTACCAATTGCACCAATAGGTCCTGGTAGAGCTGCTAATTTATCTTCAATTTGTCCTGATTGGAAAGCAACTTTCTTTTGTTTATCTCCTAATTCATCTAATTGATTGGATAACTTTTTGAATTCTTTAGTACCCTCCTGTCCTTTATCTGCTAACTCCTGAAGTTTTATTGTAGTTTCTCTAATTTGAGTACGAAGGGATTTAAACTTCCCATCAGCTTTTTCAGCTTCATCACCTAATTGTTCTACTTCATCCGTACCTTTTACTTCAGTTTCAATTACGGCGGTGTATGTGGTTGTATTATCTGCCATATCTATTTTTTACTTTTCCAAACTCGTTTAAGTAACAATTTAATATGATTTATAGTTGAAGGATATTGATGTCTACCTTTGGCAAAATCAACACTTTCACTCATTCCATAATAATCACCAACATTTAATAAATCAATTACTACCTTTATCATAACTGTATAACACGTTTATTAGGGTTTGTTAGTGGGTATCAATTCAAATAATACCATGCATTTATCGTTATAATGAGGGTATCCTACCTCAAATTCCTCATTTATTAAGTAAACAGGTTTTAAATTAAATGGTTCAATTAGCAAATTAATGCATTTCCAACCACCATCCACTATATCAGGATTAGTATTCCAACGAGTAAATGAGGTTGCAAGTAGGTATTTACTGCCACTTCTCTTTATGTTATCTAATGATTTGTGTACTTTTTCATTTGTTAAGTGTCCAAAACAATCTCTAACAAATACCAAATCAACTTTAGGTAAATCATCTGATGTTAAATCTAATGCTCTAAAATCTACACCAGGGTATTTGATTTTGTTTTCCTCAATTAAAGGTTTAACAATATCTGCACCTATATAAGATGCTCCACATAAATCAACGTTCTTTATCCAATTCCAATCTCCACATGGAATATCTAAAATAGATTTTATGTTATACTTTTGTAATAACACAGGTAATTCCTTACTAATTGATTTTGCGTATTCCATTTCAGAACCTAATCCGCTAACACTTTCAGCAGATTGCCATAAGTTCTTTTCATATATTTCCGTAAATGTTTCTTCTAATTTATGCATAATATCCGTTCCATTTAATGTTTGAGTAATAACCATATAAATGATTACTCCATACCAAACCTAAACTTGGATATCGTGTAAGCATTTCTAATGGTGTTAAATCTGATTGCTGATGTGCTTCATATGGATTTATCAAATGATGTTCATTATGATAAAAATCTACACCACCTTGCGGACATATATAAGGTACTGCTACTAATACATTCTTACATCTACTCAACACATTATGTGAATCTTCAATTGTAAGATGTTCTAACACATCACCAATTATTACAAAATCATAATCAGATATATCGTAAGTTACAATATCTCCAATGTATATATTTTTATATTTTTCTGATAGATTGTATGCATCTATATAACCATCATAGATTTCTAATCCATCTATGTGGTAACCTAATGGTTTTAAATAATCTGCATAAGTTCCTACACCAGGACCTACATCTAATATTTTAGATTCAGGTGTAGTGTTTTTTTGTATAAACTCAATTGCTTCAGCTTTTCCGTAATGATATGAATGTGGCATTATTTTAATATTGTTTTTTGTGCAACTTCCTGTACCTGTTTCCAATAGTACGAAGATGCTCTATTTTCATCAACTTGTAAAACCTCATCATAAGGTAATTTACTAATATACGCACCCTTAAAAAATAAATCCGTATTGTCAACCGTAACACCGGCATTATGTAATATCCAGTGCATATCAATTCTATCAACCGGGTCAGTGCTCCAACCAAAAGAAATCCGTTCATCAACTTTAGTTTCGTGTCCTGCTAACCAAGCGTTCCATAACAAACTCCACATACCTGCTGTCCACTTTTGTAATGGATAATCACCTTCAAACTTTTTAACGTATGATGGTTCTATATCACAAAAGTAATCGTACATAGTAATGGCATCTTTCTCTACCTTATCCCAAAACTCCCAACCTTCACCATTTATAATGTATTGTGCTCCACCTGAATGTGAGTTCATTAATTTAGGTATCCTTTTATCAATACCAACTATCTCACACATCTTTTCGTAGATAGCATTATCCTTTTGTTGAATGTAATCGTAGTTTATATATGAGTTAGTATCACTCATACTCCATACATTATTTTTACGAACCCAATCTAATTCAGGTTTACGTGTAAAAATGATATCACTATCGTGTAGGAAAAGAACCTCATCCTGAAGCTCTGGGTGTGCTTTAAGGTGATTCTTCATTAAATTGAAATAAATGGCAGGAATGTACTTAAAATCACTCCTGGTGTCATTGTAGAAGAAGAACCTAACGGTATTGTAATGATTTTGAAGTTTTCTCCAATCATCAGGTACATTATCATTGTTTATTGCACATAAGATATCAATTTGGTTAGGATTAACACCATGTTTAATAAAGTTATTAATTAGTACTTCTACCTGCCAAGTATAATAAGAATTGGCAGGTTGTGCGCAAATGAATCGTATATTTTCCATAACATATTGTTTTATATATGTTTAACAAATTAAAAACGATTTGTGATTATGGGTATGTAAATGTATTATAATAGAAGTTACCTGATGAAGTGAATGTATGAATAACTTTATCTACCGGTAGATATGGTGAAACATCGGTAAACGTATAAGAGCTACCTGTTATCGCATATAGTTGTGGCATTAATCCATTAGGGTTTGCAGAAGCATAAGTTGGGTAACTCCAATATTCAATTTTACCACCAGTTGAAACTGGAACTGATGTATTAGGGAATATTATAAGAGAACTGCTTACTCCACCTTCAATTTTAGTAGCAAAAAGTGGTGATTGTACACAAAAACTTCCTCCACTGCTAGCAGCCGTACCTGGAGTATAAAGTAATGCTGGTACTGTTACACCATTAACAATTCTAGGTGCATTATATGTTGAACCAGGTGTTGCTACTACGCTACCTGTCCAATAACATACAAAACTAGAGTTTATATTAGTTGAACCTGTTGTCCAATTACTTCCATACGAACAATATGGTGGGAACGAAGGTAAGGAGCTATAAAAACTACCTGTACCTCTACTATGACCGATACCACTATAATATAATTCATTACTTATTGCAGCAGTTGTAGTTGTAGTTGTAGATGTAGTTGTAGATGTTGAAGTAGTAGAAGTAGTAGAAGTAGTAGAAGTAGTAGAAGTAGTAGAAGTAGTAGAAGTTGTAGTTGTTCCTCCGCATGGTATTGTTTGCGCTATTGTATTTGTACAATTTCCAATTGATGTTACATTAATAATAGTTGCTAAATCATTTACACTAACAATCTTACCAGCCAACAACTCACTTCTTGTTGCAGTTGAAGGTGTTACACTTCCCACATTTGTTGTAAGATTGAAGTTAGGTCCTAAATCACTACCTAATGGTGTTCCTAATGTTAATGTTATACTATTTGGCATTTCTATTAATTAAATTGGTATAAATGATGATGTGTAAGCACTTCTCCATTGTCCTGTTTGTAGGTAATATGATTGGTCGTATCCATAATAACCACCAGTAATTCCATTACTACCTGATACTGCATCTACTATATAAATACCACCAGTCAAATTAGATTGGAATGTATGATATGTATATCCTCCACTAGTTGATATTGTTCCACCTGTTGCTCTTTGAGTTGTTCCTGCATATCTTATTATTACTAAACCTGCTCCACCATTAGCTGGATAGAATGCACTATACGAAGCACCACCTCCACCTCCGGTAGTTCCATCAGTATTGTATGGACCTCCACCACCTAAACCTGGTGTACCTGCAGTTGGAGGAGGACATCCCTGTGGACATCCAGCTTGATAATTACCATTTGAAGTAAATCCACCACCTCCACCTGCATAATATACTCCATTTAACCATTGGAATCCATTACCACCATTTGCACCACTACCATTTGCACCAGCTCCTGCTCCACCACCAGCATTATTAGTTCCAAATGTTAATGAATTAGAACCAGTAGACCATGCTCCATTAAATCCACCACCTGTTGATAATCCACCACTAACAATTTGATAATTAGCACTACTAGCACTTACAATAGCAGCACCACCACCATTTCCTCCATTTGAGTGGTATCCACCTAAAGTTGAAACACCTGGGTAGAATGGAATTGGGTATCCAGGTTGATTAACATTATCATTATAAGTTCCACCTTGTCCACCACCCTGTGCTATTTGATATATAGTACTAGCAGAAATATAAGAAGGCCACCCTTTACTTCCATGACTACCACTAAAGAATCCAACATTTGCAGGATATGCAGGTACTAAATTAGCATTATTTAAATAGAATGTATTTTGTCCTTGTGCACCTACACCAATAGTTAATGGAATATTTGCAATCATACTTCCTGTAATAACTTGTCCACCACCGCCACCACCTGGCCACATTTTTAATAAACCTGGTCCTTCTTGTGGTGAACCTCCGCCCGAACCACCACCTGCTACAATTATATATTCAATAAATAAAGGTCCTAATGTTGTTGTAGTTGTTGAAGTTGAAGTAGTAGAAGTTGATGTAGTACTAGTAGTAGAAGTTGATGTAGTACTAGTAGTAGAAGTTGAAGTAGTAGTTGTATTACATATAACAATTAATGAACTATAATCACAATTAAGAGATGGAATAACAAATGGAAGTGCATCAGGTAAAATAGGTCCTAATAATTGTATTGAACATTCTCCATTACTTAAATTATAATCATTAATTGCTCTTAAGTGATAATAGTTACCTCTAAATTCAATAATATCATTTTGAGAAATTTTAAAATAATTAGCTAAAGGAATTATAGCTGATGCATTTAATAATTTAGTTCTAGGATTATATAATAATTCAACATATTTTTCCCAATAATCTGAATATAATGTATTAGTTGGAGTTTGTCCATAAACTGCTTCCTCATTATTAAACAAAAGTGATTTAGAATTTACAGTTGGAAATGAACCAGTAACTACATTGTAGTTATCAAAATAAGGGAATTGATTAACTCCTCTAGAAGAATTATTTTCATCATGTACATAAAATTTCTCACAATCTACTTGTCCATTATAAAATAATAATCTAGGTAATACTTTAGTAGCCGCGTAAGATTGATTACTTATATAAGTTGGTATGTATATTGGTATAATTTCTGACATATATTATTTCTATATTGCGCAAGTTCCACTACAATCAGTTCCAGCTGATGCTGAGCCATCTAAATCTATATCATAATAACTTCCAGCACTATATCCAGTAATTTTATATACATATCCATCACCATTATTATAATAGTATCCAGTTGTTAATGTTCCACCTGTTGTATTATTTCTACCAATTAATCCATTTAAAGCACCATTACAATTTGGACAATTATATCTTGTTAAAGTATAATAATTGTATGTAGTTGCAGCAGTTGTAGTTGTTGTACTTGTAGTTGTTGTAGGACATGCCGTACATCCACCACCTCTAACTGTTGCAAATCCCTGTCCAAATGTATGTGATACATCCTGATAATTTCCATTATAAGATACCACATAATTTCCAGTTGCAACTGAATTCCATGTAGCACTTGTAAATGTTGTTGAATTACAAAATGTTGTTCCATTACCAGTCATAGGGAAATATGATATTGGAGAATAACAAGCATCAGTTGCGTTTGCACCATAATCAACAATTTCATAGAAAGGTGCTGCAGTTGTAGTTGAAGTTGTACTTGTTGAAGTTGTAGTTGAAGTTGTACTTGTTGAAGTTGTAGTACTAGTACTTGTTGAAGTAGTTGTTGCAGGAGGACAATCTTGAGTTTTACAATTACCTACTTGTCCAATAGTACCACCTCCAGAAATAAAATCTATTTGATTTAATCCACCAATTTTTTGAACACATTGATAATATGTTCCATTTACGGAATAGAATGTATTAGTTGTTTGTCCATAACAACTTAACCAAGAAGTTTCAGCAGGTGCTGATGTAACTATAATTTCCATACAACTACAAGGATTTGGACTTATTGTTGTAGTAGATGTAGTAGATGTAGTAGTACTTGTTGAAGTTGTAGTAGGAGCAGCAGTAGTGGTTGTTGTTGTAGTAAACACTAAAGCATCATCTAAAATAGGACCTAATAGTTCTATATTACACTCACCATTTTTTATATTGTAATTATTAATAGCACGTAAGTGATAATAATTACCCCTTAACTCAACTATATCATTTAATTCCATTTTAAAATAATCAGCTAATGGTATAATAGTAGATGCGTTTAATAAACGTGTACGTGGGTTATATAATAACTCAACATACTTTTCCCAATAAGTTGAATATAATGTTTCAGTAGGTATTTCACCATATACACCTGTTTCATTTAAAAATAAAAGAGATTTGCTATCGCTAGTAGGAAATGAACCTGATACAACATTATAGTTGTCAAAATATGGGAATTGATATACTGAACGTGATGAGTTATTTTCATCATGTACATAAAATTTTTCACAATCTACTTGTCCATTATAAAATAATAATCTAGGTAATACTCTACATGGATTGTATGATGCATCTGAAATGTAAGTTGGTATGTATATTGGTATCTTCTGACCCATAATTTTTTATTTTAAACACATCCTCCAAAATCAGCACATCTTTCATGTGCAGAATTTTCAACAATTCCAGTTGAATTATTTAAATGCCATATTCTACAATCATTACCACTATCAACAACATAAATGTATCCTGTTACTAAATTAGTTCCATATGCATCATAATATAATACTGCACTTTCTTCAATTAATCCAGTTGTAGAATAAACAACTCTTTGTGGTGAGTAGTAACTACTACATACATCATAAAAATTATTAGAAGTTGATAATTGAACTAATCCATCACCATTTACAGGGTATGCTACTACATTAGGATTTAATCCACCAACACTACCTGATAAACCTGTTCCTGTTATTTTAATTAAAGGAGATGATGCTAAAGTTGTTTTAACCTCAAACTTACCTTGCGAAAAGAAATTTTGTGTATCAGTATAATATTGTTTACCAAATTCTCTATTAGCTAATTTACTAAATTGCTGAGATATATAATCAGTATCTAATGTATCACCAAAGTTTAATTCGTTTACTGCAAAGTTATTAGCTGGAATTACTTCTATCTTTTCATTTAAATTTATGTATTTGTTAAAATCTTTTATTTCACCATTTTTATACCAATTATTAAATGTTTCAACTATGAATTCATTTTTCCTTGTTTTAGATGGATATATTATTAAATTAAATTTCTTTTGTATTCCTTTAATAAAATCAATTAATTTAATTCCATTAGTACCAAATGGCATATTCAATGCAATATCCATAACTCTACCATCAGCAGCTTGTGTTACCTTTGTTATCTCTAAAGATGATTTAGGTTTACCACCCGGGTCTAACACAAATGAGAAGTTATCATATGGTGGAGAATATTGGTCGTACCAATTTACACCAAAATAATATGTTCCTGCATTTAATTTAGAAGTTACAAATTCAGTTTGAATTGTATATGTTTGATTTTGTCCTGTATCTCCATTTGCATATGCTGCATTTAAATTATTTTCAAAGTATTTATTAAAATTTACTAATTGTGTATATACATTTGATGGTGATGAACCAGTAGGCCAGTAATATATTTGTGTTGTAGGAGCACCTAATGAACCTGATAGTTTAACTTCTAATGTTAATATACCTTTTAATGCTGAAGCTTTTTCTAAATTATACGAAGAATTTGTTCCAACAACATTTTGTGGGTCTTTATCAACACTATACCAAGGTAAACGTGTTACTGTATTTTGAGGTACATTTAAATCAGTTTGATTGCTACCTGAAAGAGGTGATATCTTCATAGTACCATATCCTTCTAAATCAACTCCAGCAAATTCAGGATATTTTAATGAATTATTACATAGTAAGTAAATATCATTTAAAAATGGTTCATTAAAAAAAGAACCTGAGTAAGTGTATCCAGCATAATCAAATATTGCATCCCATACTGTTTTCATACGGATAGATGGTTTAAAATCCTGCACTGCTAATCCACCTTCACTATCATCTATACCAAAAAAATCATCACCTGATGTATATTTATACCCAGTGCCATAATCTGCTAATGGATAAACAATATCTCCATTAAATAAGTTACCACCCCAACTTGCTGAAATATTATCAAACGAAGCAGTGTGATTATATATTGAAAGATTAGTTAAATCAGTTAAATATGTTTTATTAATCTGAATACCAAATGAAGATAGAGCACCAAATACTGATACAACGTATGAATCAATAAATTTATTTGCATAAACATTAACCTTATTAAGTTGTAGATATCCCTGTGCTAAATACAAACCATCAAAATCCAAATAACATGGAACTTTAATATTGGTTGCAAATGTATCAGGGTTTTGTACGCTAATATCGTAGCAGTGTTCAAAGAAAGCATTATTCTTTTTTGAACCTGGTAAATTAATTTGTCGTGTAAAATCAGTTGGTAATACTCCTAAATCAAATAAACCTGTTACGTTATCAGATAACTTAATTTCTTCATCTGCAAATAGGTCTAAAATCTGTCCATCTGCAACTAATTTAAATACAAACCCCTGTGTAGTAACTATACCCATTATATTATTAATTTATATGCTTGTCCCCAATCAAAATCAAATTGATATTGGATTAACTTATCATTCACACCAGTTTTAAATACAGTACTATCAGTTCTAATAGTAATAGGTCTAACTACTTCAGTTGTTGTTACTCCTGCTGCAAATCCATTACTATATCCATTGTTATATCCTTGTCCAACTGAATCCTGTCCATAAACCCAATATATTTCATCAGAAACTAATAATTGTTTCCATATCTCATTATAATCCTCATTAATATATGGTGTGTTTACACTTAGGGTTTGTTTACTATCTGATATATAATTTAATGTTGAACTTTCATAATCTTGATAACTTAAAGATGTACCCTGCCATGTTCCTAATTGTGGTTGGTAAGTTCTTTTTGTTGATGAGAATCCCTGGCGATTAACCATATAGAAATTCATATAATCAAACTGTCCATATCTATTTTTCCATTTGATTCTTACATTTGGATACTTTTGGATACAATCTTTTTCAAAACGAATTGATGCACCTAATGGTGTGTTACCATTAAATGCCTGTACACTAAACCATTCACTATTTTCACTTAAAGGAAAATCATCACACGTCATTCCAATTGGGAAATAACTAATTTGTCCTGATGATGATACGGTACTAGTTAATGCATAATTTGCATTACCAAAAGAACCTGAATAAACTAATTTTGTAGGTTGAGTTGCACCTGTATTACCAACATAAACTGACATCCAACCTAAAGTATCTTCTAAAAATGATTGAGTTACAGGTCCATCACTCATGATAGGCCAGTAAGCTGATTTAGATACAATTTGTTGATTGATTGGTTCCTGAAATAGTGCATAACCATCTAATGCTTTATATATTCCGCTAGGAACTTTAGATGATGATACAATTACGTTTGAAGCATTTGTATATTGCCAATAGAAATCACACTTATAATACTTTACGTTTGATGTATCATCAAATGCTAAATTAGTTAGTGTTGAGTTTATAATTCTACTTACATCAAACATTCCAACCAAACTGGTATTAGGATACTTTGTTAATGTGTAATCTCCTGTGGAACCTGATTGATTTGGTGCACCCTCCCAATAATACAAATCTGCATAATATTGAAATGATGAACTATACACTACCGAGGTATTCTCTGCAACAGTAAACACCATAGGTGATTGTGCTAAAGAACAGGTAGCTGGATATTGGGTTATGCTTAATGACATAAGTTTGTTTATTATATAACCACAAAAAGCAATGTTGTATTGGGGTTAGTTCCTTTTACTCAACAACTTTATAAACGATTTATCAATTCTAGCACGTATTTGTGGTAAAACCGTATCATTTATTATACCTTTCATAGCATCATTAATGGTTTTCTGCATAACTCTATCGTTAGCAGCTTCTTCTGCGAACGGACGTGGTATTGAATTCCTACCTAATCCTGTACCCTCATGTACTATTGCTCCATAACGTGCACCTGGAGGAGCAAATGATAGAGATAGATTAACTGAAGGAATATCTAATTTGAATTTAGTAGTTGATTTGGATGGTCTTATTGTTACCATCTTCTCATAAGTGTTATACAAACCAACCCTATCGTATAAGTTTCCTGTTTTATAAGCAGGAACACTTCTATTAACAATATATAATTGTGCTAGTTCTGCATATACCTGTGCTACTTGTCTGAATTCTTTCATTCTTAAGATAATAAATTATATAAGCATCTAGGTCTATCGTTATGAGTTGTTAAATCAAACGTAGCAACCCATCCACCTAAACCATTTTCAAATTTATCTTTAAATGCTTCACAATTTATATCAGCATTTATTTCAAAATTATCCACTGCGTATTGAGTGTAAGATGTTAAATCATTTATTATACTTAATGTATTTGCATGAATATCAACGGTATCATCCGTACCAAAGTAAGGAATAGTTTCTTTATTATGAACACCAACTGATTCATTATTCTTTAATTTAATTTTATCAGCAATTGTAAGCTGGCATCTATAAACTGTCTTTGAATCACTAAATGTTGAGTTAGTTATTAATATATTACCTAATGGATATGCTGGAAATTCATTATCATCTATCTCATAGATATCACCCTGACTAACTGATTGAATACTAGGGTGATTTGTCATTATTGTTTTAAAATAATTTAAAACATTATAGTACAATGAATAATTTGTACCTACTTTATTTACTACATTTAATCCCATAATATTATAATTGGATACCTCCGAAATATTGGTTAGTAAAATCAGGATAAACCTGAGTTAGGTTACCAACACTCTCAAGGTATTGTGGTATTTGGTTACAATATGCTATTAAATAGTTTTGCATTCTAGTTGCATAGAAATCAGCACTATTTTCAGCTTTTGCTAATAGGTAATCAATCTCATTCTTAGACGGCGTTTCCCCCGTATCTGATTTGTGCTTAACTGCACCCTCACTTTTGAATTGAATGCCCGAAAATGGGATGTATTCAACGCATGCGTACCATATTAGTGTAGGTTTGATATGGTCATTGATTAAATCCTGATAATAAGCATCTAATGAACCAATTGTGTTATTAGTAATCTTCAATTGTAGGTATTCAAACAACACAGTACCCAATAGATTAAGCATGTACTTATCTTGCGCAGTACGAACGAATGGTAGTAACCTATCAGCATCAATTGCACCCTGTAAAGGTGAATTTTTGATAATATCGTTTCTTGTTATAAAAAGTGCGTAGCTCATTGTTAGTTTTGTTTAAATATTTCAAATTCTTTTGTGAAGTTTGGATTACTTTGTTGTATAACTACATCGTTTACACTAGTATCTTCAGTAGTTGCAGGGTTTTCACCTTGCTCATTGATATCATCTTCAACTTCGTTAATAGTTTGTCCAGTTTCATCAGCAGTTTCTGAAAGAATCGCTAATGGAGTTAATTGTTCAAAGTATAATTCAGTATTATCATAACCTGATTGTTCAAACATAGAAGTAAATGTGTTTATCACTAAATTTTGAAATGGATTGATTGTCATTGTTTGCATAATAGAGAATGCAGTTTTCATTTCCTCTGATTGAGAACTAAATCCATTAGATTGTGTACGAATACCAAATAATAATGGTGAAGTAATTCTATGTCCTACTAATATTCTATCTTGCGCATATTCTGCTACATATTTGTATTTTTCATGCAGATTATCAGTAGTAATTGTTTCAATTGTTGGTTTTGATTCAACATTATCGTTAAATGATATCATAAATCTACCAGCGTTACGAGTTCCTGTAAACTTATTCTCAATTAAACTCTCAATTGTTTGTCTTTCTTCAGGTGCAGGTACTCCACTATTCATATTAATCATCACTAATGGTAAGAAACCATTCTCAATGTTGTTCATATGTAGGTTAGATAACTCAGCTTCTACGAAAGAAAATTGTAATGCACTCATCCAATCAGGTAAACTATAATAGTATTTACCAGGTGTATAGTTTTTAACATAAAGTAATTCCATCTTTTCATTAGATGTACCAAATGCAGGTATGATTTTCTTATGCTTTTGTGCTCTTTGGTCGTTCCAATCAGTACAATAGTAGTAGTTTTGCACCTTTGGGTTATCATATATCTTCTCTGCACGAATTGTTTGAACAGGAATATGATATACTTTAATAACTTTAGTGTGAGTATCATCCCAATATACTTGAAATGATGCATTACCATATAGCTTTAAATCAAATATACCTCTTTTAAGTTCTTCCTGTGGTAATATTGTATCTAACACCGTTTGGAATGCAGTATCTTTAGAATACAACCCCTTTCCAAATATTAAATCAGATATACCCTCAATACAAGCTGCATTAGTTGTTGATGTAGTAAAACTATCAGTTATGTTTTGAAAGAAATCATCAGGTCCTATTATACCAACAGGTACCCATGTATATCTTGTTTTTGTATCCTCTCTTACGATTGGTATTTCTTGTTGTGTTAAATTCACAACGGAAAAATTTTGTTTTCCTTTCATATTATTCCATTATTATATATTCGTTATCAGTTACGTTACTTACATACACTTCTTCAACACCTAATTGGTTTACATAATCAGCTTTATCTATTGATTGAGATGCAAATACTGAAATAGAACCAAACCATATAGATGCAGTACCATCCGTTATAACTGCTCTATACTGCTCACCAATTGATGCTGATGCGATAGATGCTGTCCAATTTAGGATGCTTTCGTATGGTTGATATGTGTAAGGTCTAGTTGATGCACTAACTGAAGATGATGTATTCACTAATGTGTACATATCTTGCAATTGTAATACAAGGTTAGAAGAACCCGTTGGGGATACTCTCATTGAGTAATAATTGCTTCCTGATATATAGTATGCTAACATTAAGTTGTATTTACGTTTGTTTATCTATACATTTAACAAACTTATCTCATATTATAGTGATAAGCACAAAAAAAAGGGATAGTTTTACCTATCCCTTCTAATATTTTAAGCGAAATACTGATTAGTTAGTTCCTGCTACTACTGTTGGAGGGTTTGATACTCCAGCAAATGGGTTAGCAAAAGTAGAACCAGAAATAAACGATGCAGGGAATTTCTCCATACCTGTGAACGTTAATGAATAACCATAAAGGTCACCCAATGCTGCTCCAGTTTGTAAAGTTCCTGCAGTTAAATCTGCTCCTTCTTGTTGTCCTATCAATAAACAATCACCATTAATTGTAGCTACGAATATTTGTGGACGTCCGTAAGCAGCAAGTTTAAGTTGAGTTGTCATTTCAGGCGTAAGTTTCTTAAGATTTAAAACTAACTCTTGTTGAAAGAATGTAGTTCCGTTTTCTCTAGAAGTATTTACAGTTTCAGTATATGCGCTAGTTCCTTTAAGTTCGTATTTGTAAGCAGTAAGACCCGCTGGTAATGTGCTGATTAAATCATCACTTTCACCATCAGTTATATTAGCTAGTGAACCAGTATAGTTTACAAAATAAACTGCTGATAATCCACCTACTGATTCCTTACATACTTCGTTACGTCCTGCTGATAAGTTACAAGCCATAGTATTTAATTTTTAATTTTTGTTTCTTCTTTTTTAATTTGAGTAAAGGGAGATATAGTTTTAACTTTAATCTCCCTATTACTTACTCAATTAATAATTTTTGTAGATAGCGATGTCAGAACCGATACCGTATTGTGTAGCCGCAGTGTATCTCATGATAATTCTAAAGTTTTGAGAACCATCTAAGTCTTCCATATCTAACACTTTTACAAGGTTGTAATCACTCATCAAACCTGTTCCGAAGAATAAGTTAGATTTTTGTGCAGCAACCATAGCAGAAGATGCTAAACCTGGACACCATGCTAATTCAACACCATTGAAGTTCATTGGTTTTTCACCAACGTTCATTTGGTTGTTGTATCCGTTCGCACCTTGCGCACCACCAGCTAATGCTTGTTGGTATGCTTTAGCTACGTTAGTTGGGATGTAAATTAATACATCTTCTTTACCATAGATAGTTTGAGGAATTGCATCAACTAAAGAATTTAATCTAGCTAATACGTTTGATGAATCAACTGAACCAGAAAGTGATGCAGTGATAGGAGCATTGCTTCCACCAGCAACTACTGAAGATGATAATGCGTTGTAGATACCACCGAATTGTCCGTTAGTAGCAGCAACACCTTGCCAAATTGATTGTTCAGTTGCTTCTGCAACTTTTCCACCAATGTAAGACACTAAGAAATCGTTTATGCTAGCAGGGATAGTATCAAAAGCACTATATCCTAGTTGTAAACTTTCCCATGAATTTAAAAATTCAGCTTTACATAATTGTAAGTTTACTTGCAATTCTTTTGGAGTGATTACTCTTTCAGAAAGAGCAACAGTACCAGAAGTTGCGAAATCACACGCTGCATCAGTTATAATACTATTCACATCAATCTTTTGGATTACTGATTTGTACTTAACATTCGGCATGATAGTGATGTAGTTTTTATCTAGCGTAGTTGCAGATAAAAGGGCGCTCGCTATATATTTTCCAGCGAATTCCCCTGCGTACGTACTTGTTACAGTAGGTTGTACGAAGTTTTGATTTTTTCTCATTTTTTAATAAGTTTTTTTGTTAATTATTTATATAATTTAGATAAGAAAGTATTTTGCGGTGAAGCAGGTACTT